ATCAATGGGATATATGGACAGTAGAACGCAGCTGCATCAGCTTCGCTTGACCCCTTATAACCTACCAATACAGCCTGTGAATCAGACGCATATGAATCAACATAAATCTTCATAGCACTATTCAATGTACCTACTAGCTTAGTGTTAGTTGGTGCTTCAAATGTACCTTCGGTAGTACGTGCAAACGCTGATGTAGTAGCTGATTGCAGAATAGTCAATGCAGCAGGACTAACAACAGCCCAGTTACCAGCACCACGGCGTGTGCGTTGTGCAATTAAGTTACCAGTACGATTAACCAATACTGCTAATGCAGCATGTTCATCACCCACGAACGTAGCAGTACCAGAAACGGTAGACTGATCGTATGTGAATTCTGTATTAGCCAATGAACGTAAAGATAAAAGAATCTCTTGATCAATTTCAGCAGTGATTTCTTGTGCTAAAGCAGCCATAATTTCAGCTTCAACATCAATACCATGCATTGAGTTAGCATCCTGTGCCGCTTCAAAAGTCCAACGTGCTTGTAACTTACGAGTCTTAGCTTCAACTGCTTGTTTCAAGAGTTGAACACTAATGTTACGACCGCCAGTTCCTTCCATATTTGATGTGGAAGCACCTTGATAGCTAGACTGTGTAGCACCATTGCCACTAGAGTATGCAGTAGCAATCTTAAATGGACTCAATGCTTCATCACCAGCAGTGGTATCAGCATTGGCTACGCTTGAATCATTCATTGTTGTACCATAACGCACACGCAATGTATGAATTTGGCTTACTGGTCCTTGCATTGGTTGTACACCAACTAATTCATTTGCAATTACAGTTGGCATAACACGACGGATGACAGGTAAAATTACACGATTAAGTGTAGCAACATTACCTGAAGCCGTAGATCCTACTGTAGCTGATTCAGCCAAGTATGATTTTGTATTTTCTAAAATTACCGCCATAGATGAACGCTTTGTTCCATTCAACCCTTCTAAAAGGGCATCTTTAGTCTCGCTCCAACGGCTTTCTAATAGTTCTTGTGACATTTGTTATATTCTCCTATTTGATGTCTTAAAGTCCTGCTAAACGTTTAATGTCAACGACATTATCCGCCATAGCTACTTCTTTTACTTTATTACCAGTTATTTCTCTTCTACTTTCAGTCAAAGTTCTCTTTTTGTGATTAACTTTAGTCTGTTTGTTTTCAAGAACTACTGGTAAGTACTTCTCAAAAGCGCCTGATAAACGAGATGTTTGTACGCTTTCTAATAAATTCTGCATAATTTCTGCTTTGTCTTCTTTAAGAGGACCAAGCAAATCATCCAGAACCTTAGCACGATGGTTACTTTCGGTAATCATACGCACTTCCTTGTTTTTACTCTCGATTAAGACTTTCGCCTTAGTCATTGTTTTCTTAGCTTCCGCCAGTTTATTATCCTTTGCTTTAACTTCGCTTTGTAATTTACGAACTTCTGCACTCTCATTTAAGTGAGTTGTTAAGAACTCAGTAGAGAATGCTTCATAAATTCTACGACCGAAATCATTTTCACGGGCAGATTTAATATCTTCCTGTAGCTGTGATAATTCACTATGGATTCGTTTAGTAACAACATTTTTAACTTTGGCAGATGATTCTGCTATAAAGTTATTTTTAAGTTTAGTAAGTTTATCCTTCGCCTCAGTGATCAGACGTACTTTAGCCTCAACTAAATCACGCTTATCTTCCGCAAATTCAACAACTTCTTTCGCTAATGACTTAGCAACGAATTGTTCTAACTTCTTAAACCCTTCTGTTTGTATCGATCGGTCTTTTCTCAATTCTTTAATTTCTTCCGCTAACTTAGTAACCATAAATTCATTAAACTTCTGTGAATTTTCAGCCATTTTAGCTTGGAACTTAACACGATCTTTAACCAAAGATTTTTTATCTTCTGCTAATTCTGTGATTTCGTTTTTAAGACCATCTGTTACCATTTTATCCAATGCTTCAACCATTGTTTCTTTGTCATGCTCGTAACGACCTGCGAATTCCTCACGAAGTTCCGCACGAATAGTTTCACGAGTCTCGGTTAGCTTTACTTCCCATTCTTCCTGGATAGCTACACGAGTATCATCATTCACTAAGTCGCTTTCAAGCAGTGGTTTTAATGCATCTAACATAATGTTTTTCCTTTTTACCATTATAACTTGCTTTTAAAAACAAGCATATTAATACATTTATTTATGTACCAATTCCTCACAGATTCTTCATATAACGAATCTGTTTAATTCGTTTACACAATTGCTTGTGTCATATTTTAAGATCCTTAATTAAGGATTTTAACCCTTTTTCTAAGTATCTCTGTGCAGTTAAACTCTCTCTTGCATCAGTTGCCATTTCTAGCATCTTATGTCCACCATTCATATTCAACAACCCTTCATAAATGGCAGTTGGATATGCACCTGGTGCACTCGGCTGTGCCACAACATCCACTGTGACTATTTCAAAATCACTGACATTTCCATTAGATTCATTGACATTGCCACTCCCTCTACTAGAAACACCTAATTTAACACCCGCACCTAACATAGTTTCAACTAACTTACCCATTGGGGTAGGCAAAATCTTTAACTTACCAAAACCATTTGCACCATCCATCCACATTTCTGTGATCATATGACTGACACGGTCAAGGTTTACTTTTAAATCTTCTGGATGATCTAATTCACCCAATACTGAATATCCACCCTGTATCTGTTCATTAATAGTTTTTACAGCACTACCAATTTCATTCACAGGGTAAACACGCTGATTAGCGTTCTGGACATCGCCTTGTATACACATACCTTTCATAAAGAGTGATTTTTTGTCACCTTCACCACGTGATTCAACTACTATACTAGCAGCATCATATGATAAATTTTCCTGTAGGTAAGCCATTATAAATTATCCTTACTTGTTATTCTGTTTAGCGATTGATTTAACGCTATCACCTTTCTTCTTAGAAATACCCTTGGAAACTTTTTGCAATGGTTTAGCCTCAGTGTTTGCAGTAGTTAAAGAACCAACTGATACTTTACCACGACCTTTCTCTTCTGCTGATCCAGCTTTTACTGGTTTAGCACCATTTGTTCTTCCTTTTCCACCTGCATTATTTGCATTGGTTGATTTCTTATTAATAGAACCTTCCTCAGATGTAGTTGGTTTTGGTGCAGGTTTTAATGCTGCGCCTTCAAAAAACCCTGGGTTGGTTGATTCTTCAAATTCTTCTTCGTCATCCAATGATAATTCATCACTAAATTCTTCATCACCGAACTCTTCGCCTTCCTCATCATCTAATGATAATTCATCACTAAATTCTGCATCACTAAATTCTTCTCCACCTTCTTCATCACCCATCAAATCATCGAATTCAGCCATTAGTTCATCAAGTTTATCCTCTAGATCAACAACGCGGTCTTCTAAATCTTCTGAATCTACATCGCCTTCTGGTGCACCCATTTCAATATCAAATTCACCTTCTTCTTCATCTCCGAAATCTTCATCACCCCCGAATGCTATTTCATCAGCTTCACCATCATCACCCCCGAATGTCATTTCATCGTCATCCTCATTGATTTCATCAGCTTCTACTTCTTTTTCAACGTCCTCAACATCTTCGTCATCAATCTTGTCAGCTTGCATTAAATCCTCGTAAATATCACGACTCTTATCTACCACGATCTGGTGAAATAGATCAGCTGCTTTGTTCTCTTCATCATTAATTACATATTCAATTAACTTTTCAAATTTATTCATTTCGTTTTTCCTTTAATTTGTGGTTTAATTCGGACACCACAAATTATTTGGGTGTGCCAGTACTGTTCGTTGTATTTACAATAACTTACAAGATTTGGGTAGATAAAGCATTAAAAATGGTATAAAACATTAATAATTGGCTTATTTTTTAAAATTGAGGGGGTGCTTCGGCTGGAACAGCATATTGCCGTTGTACCTTTTTGAGTTTTTCTTTGAATTCAAAATTTCTTACATCATTCATCTGACGCAATTTATTAATTTGTTTTAGGGTGAGCCTAGTCTTCCGTAAATCATCTTTTGTGACTTTACTTCCATCATCTTCCACATCCTGATAACCAGGAATACCTTCGCCATACATTTCATTTATTAACATAATTGTATTTATTAATTCTACCTATTCTATCAAATCAAGGTTCGTAGTTTATGTAATATAGTGCGAATGTTTGCTTTTGTTAAAAACATATGCTACCGGTATTTCATTTAATCCCAATAACCAAAATGCTACCATTCTATGTCTGCCTTCCATTATCAATTGCGTTGGATCTGCAATATCTACATATACAGGCAATGGCGATGCACCTGTATTGAGTTGATCCATTATCTTTTCGGTTCTTGCCGCATCACTGGGGTATTCATCATATGTACTATACATTTCCTTAATCTGAGTTTCAAAATGTGCAATTGGAACCATATCTACTTCTATGTGCAAGTTATCAACAGTTGTATCCATCCAACTAGCCACATCTTTAAGATCAGCGTATAGATGATCATTGTTACCAACAGTAACAATCTCTTCTATTATAAGTTCACTAACTCTCATATATATTAGGCAGGGGGTGGCACAGGTGCTTCTGGTCCCATATCACCTTCCATTCCATCTGGTCCCATATCATCTGACATCTCACCCATCATATCTAAATCATCAGCCATGCCAATATCGCCTTCCATTCCACCAGGCATCACACCAACACCACGTAAATCAGAACCCTCGGTTGGTACTTCTTCTACTTCCTTATTCTCTTCTGCCCATAGTTCATCATTCTTGGTCATATCTTCTTCTGATAAACCAAGATAGCGTTCAAGTAAAAAACGTTTACTCAAATATGGATATTGTTCTAGTGATGCAAATGTCCCTACCCTAGATGCATCTTGTTCAGTCTGTCTATAACTAGCAAAGTTTTGTGGTTCGCCAAATGATATGTCAAATAAACTAGCATCAATATTAAATCCACGCCAAGCCAAAAACATCTTGAACTCTTTATTAAGCATTTCACCAATAGCATTCTGTAATCTAATACAATACTGGTTGAATCTATACTCTTGTATTAATGCTGTTCCTAATCGCCCATCATTTACTGGTGCAGTATTATCCTCTGGTCCAGATGGCAAATAACTACTTGGTACTCTTAGACCACGTGCTAATTTATTGTTGAAATACAGTAGATCATTAATTGAATTCTTAACAAAAACCCCAGCACTTAGTGCAAATGTGTGATAATCATGATGTAATTCATCTTGGTCAATAGATAATGTGCCGACATCTATAGTGTCATCTAAATAAATTATATCAACAATTCTATGGTTCTTATACTCGGCGAATTCTTTAAATGTCTTGAAATTATCAATACCACATTTATTTAAATGGTTAATAACCTTATGTCTACTTGACAACAAATGATTATTATCTTTTAACTTTGAGATAAAATCATACTGTGACATCTGATTATCATATTGTGATATTAAATCATTCAATATATCATCGGGAACAATGTAAGAATGAATAAGTTTAAATGATTCCCATGTGTGATTCATTTGCTTTAATAACTTGTGCAAGTGCCTAACCGAGAATTTATCAACCTTGGTATTACTATGAACCTTAGTATTCGCAGCAGCATACATCTGCATAAATGTACTATTATTCCCAATAAT